GATTTCCGAGAGGATTTTAATGAAGAGAGAAAAGCGTTTTGGAAACACAAAGAGTAAATGTATAGAACATTAAAAATTTTAATAGCATTACCGGCTCTGGTCGCATTTGTAATCTTAGCTATTTATACAGTCTTTATTTACGGCACTTATTATCTTTGTACCGGCATAAAGCCGCTAAAAGATAGGTTTTCTTATCGCAATAAAGGTTTTTAAGTGGAAATAATTGGATTAAAGAGTAATGGATGAAAGTCCACAAAAGACAGTTGAGCATCATATAAAGCGGTATGATAAGCTCAAAAGCCAGAGCGCTAATTGGGATAGTCACTATCAAGACCTTGCCAATTACTTTTTGCCGCGCAAAGGTAATATCCTCGTAGTCAAATCGGATGGTAGCAAACAGTATGAGCAAATCTATGATACCACCGGCGAGGATGCCTTAGAGTTTTTCGCGACAGGCTTCTACAATAAGATGACACCTTCTACCCAGCGATGGTTCTTATTGCAGCCGAATTATTACGGAGAGGATGCAGAGGAGTTCAATGAGGTTCTTGGCTATTGCACTGATATAGCATTAGAGCAGATAAACATATCCAATTTCAAGATGGCGATTTATGAGGACTATCTTGATTTAGGTTTGTTCGGCATGGGTAATCTCTTTATTGATAAGGGTAATACCAAAGCACTAAACTATGCAACACGCCACATATCGGAATATGTAATTTGCGAGAACGCCGAAGGAATAGTCGATACTGTTTATTACATGCACAAATTTACCGCCAGGCAAGCCGTAGAGAAATTCGGCTATGATAATGTCGGCAAGAAAGTGCAAAATGCTTACGATAGCACAGATGGAAAGGACATTGATAAAAAGTTTGAGTTTCTTCATGTCATTGAGCCTAATAAAGATTATTTTGAAGGTTCACGAATCATTGATAATTGGCACATGCCGATTAGCACTTTGTGGATAGCCAAAGACGATAAGAAGCTCGTATCAAAATCTGGCTATTGGAAAATGAGGTCTATTGTTCACAGGTTTGCGAAGGGAACTGGTGAAATAAGAGGTCGCTCACCAGCTATGCGAAAACTACCTGATAACAAATTAGTTAATAAAATAATGGAAATTGTCATCAAAAATGGTGAGCAGAAAATAGCACCTTCCATATTATCACCTGCAGGCGCCTTTGATGAGGAACCCATGCTTGTTCCTAATGGAATCCTTAACTACCGTGTTGAAGCTGGTATGGACAAATTTAAGCCCGAACCCTGGAATACAGGCGCTGATGTTAAACTCGGCATAGATATAATTCAACTTTTTCAAAAATCCATAACCCGTGGCTTATATAATGAATTGTTTATGATTTTAGAAGATGATAAGACCCGGACTGCCACAGAAGTCTTGGAGGTCGCGCAGAACAAACTGGAACTGTTAGGGCCGAATCAGGGACGGCTTCAAGCAGAGCTATTTGACCCATTAGTTGAAGTTTCTGTTGATTTACTTGCCCGACAGGGCAAGTTCCCGTTTTTATCAGTTCCGATGAGCTATAAGATTGAGTATGTATCCACCCTTGCCTTAGCGTTAAGATTCAGTGAGGTCAAAGCTTTTGCAAATACTATGGCTTATATCGGGCCATTTGCCGAAATGGATCCATCTATACTTGACCAGTATAAGTTAAGTGATATTTCACGAGGTATTGGTGAAGCAATGGGTGTGCCCCATAAGTGGATGCGTTCGGGCGATGAGGTCAGGGCTATTCAGCAAGCCCGTATAGAGGCTCAGCAAAAGCAGGCGGCCCTACAGATAGCACAGGGAGCGGCTGAGGCTGTACCTAAATTAAGTAAAACAATTGAGGAAGGAAGTCCTCTGGATTCTTTGAGAAGGGCTTATAGATATGCCGGATGACAAACAGTTAATCATAGCTTTCAAAGAAGTATTCGGCTCGGCCTATGGAATTAAGGTCTTAGCGCATTTGGAAAAATATTGTTGGTTTAAGCGAAAAATGAGCATGAATACTGACTCAAGCCCAATGAGGTTTATTGAAGGCCGGCGAGATGTATATCTTGAAATTCTTGATTGGTTAAGCAAGGACCCAATCGAACAAAAAGAGCCTATGATAGCCAAGACTGAAAAGGATGTGGAATAATGCCAGTGAGAATTAGAAAAGTCGATGGCTATAGAGTATCAACGCCGCATGGGGTGAAAGCGAAGCATACAACAAAAGAGAAAGCCGAGAGCCAAAAGAGATTGCTAAATGCAGTCGAACATGATTGGGAGCCTACTGGCAAGCGGCGTAAGAAGCATGGTAAACGAAAGCCCAAAACCTTAATGAGCAGATAGGAGATTTATCATGGACGATCCAAATGCTAATCCTGATGATTCAGGGAAGTTAGTGAGTTTCGTAAATCCGGACGGTTCTTTCGCTGAGAACTGGCTGGATGCAAAGATTAAAGATGAAGAAAGCGGTGAGGAAAAGAACCTTTTCGGTGAGGACATTAGAACCGATCAGACGATAAGAAACCTCAAGAGTATTCCAAAGACTCTTGAGATGCTTAGGAACACTCAAAAGCTGGTTGGTAAAAACAAGATTGCCATTCCCGGTCCCGAAGCGACCGATGACGAATGGAATGTCGTAATGAAGGCTTTAGGCTATCCCGATAATCCTGAAGGATATAATCTTCAAATGCCTGCCGATATAGCCAAGCCCGACAATGAGCTTCTCGACTGGTTTAAAACGACTTCGCACAAGCTCCGTTTCTTGCCGGCACAAGCACTTGGTTTGTTTGCTGAATGGAATGAGCTTATGAAGCAACGCCATGAGAAATTAACTAATGATTTTCAACTCAATCTTGAAAGAGGCATGAATACCTTGCGAAGTAAATGCGGCGCAGCTTTTAAAGAGCGAATGGAAGGTGCGGAGAAGATAATTGATACCGCCTGTGATGGTCTTAAAAGATATGGATTCAATGAGGAAGAAATTAAGGACATCAATGAACGATTAAGTAACGACATTCTAAAAGACCCGCGGATCGGGGCTATTATGATGGTTCTCGGTGAAATGATTTCCGAGGACAGATTACATCTCGGCGGAAGAAAATTGGGCTTTTCTTTAACACCCGATGAAGCCAAAGCTCAACTAAACGAAATAAGGGGAGACTTAAAAGGCCCTTATTGGAAGAAAGACCATCCAGAACACAAAGCGATGGTTGAAAAGGTTGACATGCTAACGAAAATAAGTATGGGACAAACTTGAAATTTCAAATCTCAGATTTGAGATTTATTTGAAATCCAGGCAGCCTGCAAAGGTCTGGTTGATACGCCCAAAAGAGGGCCGTTGACCAAAACGTAAAATGCAGGGGAATCTGGCATGCCAGGCAGTTCTCCGAAAAACGCAGTTTAGATTTGACAATTTATTTTGTGTTTTTAAGGAGAACAATAATGGCTTATACACCTGAACCATCCTTCATAAAACAATTCGCTGATAATTTCGAGCAACTTTATATGCACGGAACGGAAGGGTCTTTATTGAGACCTTTTGTCCGTACAGAAACACAAGGCGGAGAGATGAAGTTTTTCGATTTTATCGGCGAGACAGAAGGTCAAGAACGTAGCTCACGTGATCCCATAACACCTAATATGGAAGTTCCACATACCAGGCGGAAATCCGTAATACTTCCCTGGGACTGGGGCAAACGAATTGATAGCATTGATAAAGTTCGGATGCTTAAAGACCCGCAGAGCGAGTATATGCGCAGCGCCGTAGCCGCTTATGCTAAATTTTCAGATATGACAATTCTGCATGGATTAGGAGCTATCGTCTATAGCGGCAAAGAAGGCACTATCGCCATAAATAACTATGATGCTGACGAATGCAGAATTATCAACGGCGATGGAACACTTGTAGATGCTGGCTCGGATGCTTCAGATACAACCGAAACCTATCTGACAGTGGCTAAGGTAGCTCTTATGGGCGATCTGATGGATGATTTGAATATCCCACAGTCGGACAGGCATATCGTTGCGAGCGCTATCAATAAATGGAAGTTTTTGCAAGAAACCGATGTCAAGACTTATGATGTCAATACTATCAAAGCATTGGCTGCTGGCTCATTGACGGACTTCATGGGATTTCACTTCCATTGGCTGCCGACAACTTATTTCGAGACCCATTCGGTCGATACCGGCTGTATCAAATGCTTTGCCTTCCATAAGGACTCGATAATGCTTGCTACCGGCACCGGCCCTGATGCAGAAAAAACAGAAATATATCCACACCCGGATTACTGCATGAATACGCAAATATATCTCTTGCGTATGCAGGGAGCAACTCGACTACAAGGGAAGGGAGTCATTGAGATACTGTTGAAAAAAGCGAGAAGCTAAACAAGCAGTGTGATTAGTGAGGGTGATTGATTTCTGTGTTAGATTTGACACAAATAATAAATTGACTTTTTAAGGAGACTAAGATGTATATCGCACCTATAAGTTACGGTAGGAAAAATATTCCTACAGCCTTCATGGTTGATGGTGAACCATTAGAGAATGCCCTGTATGTGCCGGAAACCACACAAAGAAAACATCTTGGCACACGCGGTCTTACATGGGATGGCCGAGTATTCAAATATGCAAAATCTGGTGATGAATGTTATGCTGGTCGCGGAAACATTTTCTATAATGCTATTCCTGCCACCGGTATTGATTATTCACTATTGGCTGCGGATGCACCTGTTGGCAGTTTATCAGTCAAAATGACGAATCAGGGAGTTGTGGCTCAGACAGAAGATGGGCTATGTGGCGGACAGATAGTTTTGAAACCAGCCGCAGGTTCATCCGATGCCATTTTGCAATTCCGGGGAGTCATTGGAAATACTGCCGGTGGCGTTAGTGATGTTATTACGATTTACCTCGATGCCCCGCTTGACAGAGCACTAACATCGGGTGTAAGTTATGGTTTCGTGATGCCTTCGCCCTGGTCGGATGTTCGGTACACCGATGCTTTAACTAAATGTTCTCATTGTGGCGTTGCAGCAGCGTATGTTAGCGCCGCAAATTACTTTCACTGGGAGCAAACATGGGGCAAGTGTTGGATTGCTCCACAAGCGGAGTGCGGAACATTGGCTTATGGTCGAGAAGTTGTCTGGCGCTATGATGGTAGCATACAGCATCGAGGCTCAAGTGGTATCGATGGTCTGGAAGGTCAGCTTGCCGGTTTCATCATGGATAACAATGAGGCAGATAATGGTTCAACTGTGATTTTCCTGCAAATCACTCCTATTTAAAAATAACAACATGGAGATAGTTCCAGACGATATAAGTGACAGGGATTTGCGAGAGGAAGTTAATCGCAGAACCCATAAAGCCGGTTATACAACCAGAGAAGGCGCGCCGATTCCGCCGAAGATTATGACGACTGTGCCTTTCGGCGAGCGAAAGTTGAATATCTGGCCAAGAGACAAAGACGGTAACTTGATTGAGTAAAGGAACAAATTATGGCAAGAGAAGAAAGTCCTCAAAAGAACGAACCAGTCGAAGAAAAGAAAAAAGCAGGTTCTTTTCGACATCAACAGATGATGGCCAAGAGAAACACACCACCATCCGAAAAGAAATAACCTGAAAGTATTGAACTGAAAGGGAGCGCCCGAGCGCTCCCTTTTCTATGTAAGGTGAAAAGAAGAAATAACTATGGCCATTTCAATTACACAGATATGTAATGCCTCACTACTTAAAATAGGAGCTAAGCCTATAAGTGATTATGATAGTAAGGAGGATACAAATGCAGAGCATTGTAGATTTTATTGGCCTATAGTTTCGGATGCCATTCTAAGAGCGCATGAATGGAACTGTGCATCGTCACGAGCGAAGCTTACTCAATATGAGAACACACCAACTTTTGGTTATAATTATTCTTATGCGTTACCTACTAAACCTTATTGCCTGCGGGTTCTACGAATGGTTGACCCCAATACCGATGGGTGTTTGGATGCAGTAAGTTATCCCTGGCGGGTAGAAGGCAGGCATTTTTTATGCAATGAAAGCACAGCTTACATAAGGTTCATAAAAAGAATAACAGACCCTAATGAATTTGATTCTTTATTGGTTCAAGTTTTAATCTATTCTCTGGCAGCCGAATTGTCACCGGTTATAAAACAAAACAAGCAATTACCGGAAGATATAGTTAATTTCCTCACAAAAATATGGAAGCCACTTGCTTACTCTATAGATGCTCAGGAAGGCTCTGTAAGACAAATGCAGGGCAAAACTTTATTGCGGTCGAGGATTATATGAAAAAAGTTATATTCATTTTATTATTGTGTTCTCTGTGTTTTGCTGAGACTTTAACTCCGATTCAGCTTAATTTTAATTCCGGCGAATTGTCTCCCCTTATGTACGCAAGAAGTGATTTGCCTAAATACAGCTACGGATGTAAAACATTACAGAATATGTTTGTCATAGCGCAGGGGCCGAGCTTCAAAAGACCTGGAACACAAATGATAGCAGAGGTCAACGACAGCTCAAAATTCACGCGGATAATTCCATTTATCTTCTCTAATACAGATGCCTATATCATTGAAGTTGGCAATCACTATATGAGATTTTACCGTAATGGCGGACAGATATTAGATGGTAATGACCCCTATGAAATATCAACATCATTTTTAGAGGATGAATTAAGCGGTATTCAATATGACCAAACCGGCGACTTAATGTATCTTGCTCAGGTTGACCACTGGCTTCAAAAGCTGATTCGAAGCGGTCACACTTCATGGGCGATAGAAGATGTAAATATCGTAGATGGGCCATTCTTGCCTGAAAATGATACCAATACGACAATAACACCTTCTGATGTCAACGGGACGATAACGCTTGTTGCCGATGCAAATATTTTCGATGAAGGCCATGTTGGGGCATTATGGAAAATTTCCGAGAGAAGGTCACAGACTACTTTAAGCGGTATTCTTGATGCAAATGAAGAATCATCAACCATATCGGTAGAAGGAGACTGGAAAGCATATACAGGGGGAACATGGACTGGCCTTGTAACAGTAGAGAGAAGCTTTGATAACGGTTCTAATTGGGAAACAGTACCGGGCGCAATAGTTTATTCTGAAAATAATAGTAATCTTGAATACGATGATACAGAAACCGAATTTGGTGTCATTTATAGATTCAAAATGGAGAATTTCTCATCGGGGAAATGCAACTATATACTAAATGTTTATTCTCAATGGCAATCTGGAATTGCAAAGATTGCCAGTTATGTTGATGCCAACGAAGTCACCGCTACAGTTCTTGTCGAATTAGCTGGAACCGATGCTACAGTTAAATGGTCGGAAGGTGCATGGTCTGCCGTTCAAGGTTATCCTTCAGCTCTTACATTTTTTCAACAGCGCTTAATATTGGCTTCTTCCGGCCATAGACTTCCCCGCTTATGGGGAAGTGCAAGCTTTAATTTTGAAACTTTTGCCACAGGAGAGGATGCGGATGATCCTTTCAATTTTAAGCTTGCAACTGCAAGAGCCAATCCGATTATGTGGCTTGCAGACCAAAAGAATATCATTATCGGCACATCGGGTGCCGAGCACAGTTTTGGTCCTCCAGGTAGTGAAGGGACTTTAACGCCTTCGGACTACGAGACATTTCGACATGATACTTGTGGTAGTGAACCCATAAAACCCATCTTGGCTAATAATGCAGTTATCTTTGTCGAACATGGCGGTCGAAAATTAAGGCATATATTATATTCTGCAACAGAATACAGTTACGCTACCGAAGATTTAAGCAAATTAGCCGAACACATCACAAGCCCTTCAATAACCCAAATTGCTTTCCAAAAAAGACCTGAGCCTATTATTTGGTGTGTTCGCAACGATGGTGTTCTTTTGACAGTTAGCTACGATAGAATACATAGTGTTGTTGCATGGTCAAAACATCCGATGACAAACGGATATGTTGAGGATATCGCTGTAATTCCAAGCAACTCAACCGATCAGGATGAAGTATGGTTTGTTGTCCGGCGTATCATAAATAGTCAGACCAAACGATATATCGAAAAATTATCTTCGTGGAATTTAGACCCTAACAGTATAGCAGACTGCTTTTATGTCGATAGCGGCCTGAGCTTTGATGGCGGCGATGCAGTAGATATAAGTAATATTTCTGTTGCAGGTGACGGCAAGATTACAGTGACGGTAGATAGCTGGCCTGTCGATGGTGATGATGAAAATATAGCCGATGGAGACCAAATAAAGATAAGCTCCATTGTCGGCACAACCGAGCTTAACAACAAAGTATTTACCGTTTCGGATGCTAATGTCACGGCAAAAACCTTCATATTGAAGGATTCAGGAAATACTTTCTATTGGAACGGAAGTGAATATGGCACTTATACATCTGGTGGCACAGTTCAAAAAGTAGAAAAAGATTTCACGGGGCTTAGCCATCTTGAGGGTGAAACAGTTCAAATTCTGGCGGATGGTTTTTTGGAACCCGATGAGACCGTCACTTCTGGTGAGGTATCAATAAATAACTGGTCAAATAAAGCACATATAGGCTTAGGCTATACCGCCCAGCTTACAACTATGGATATGCAGTGGATGCTTCAAGCCGGCACAAGCAGAGGAAAGCAAATACGACTCGATAAAGTCACTTTGGATTTTTATAAAACGGCCACCTGTAAATATGGTTCTGATACAGATAATTTAATGCAGATAGATTTTAGGCAACCGAGCGATCCTGTAAATCAACCCGTGCCTTTATATTCCGGCCTTTGGGATGAAGATTGGAAAACAGGATATAAGAAGGAATATTCGATTACTTTGGTTCAAGATGAACCTTTACCTATAGTAATTAGAGCTATTATTCCAGAAGTAGGAGTTTACTAATGTCAAGTGTTATGAGCAGCGAAACTTTATGGTGGCCTATGGAGCCACCAGGGAAAAAACCAAAAACGCCAGGGATTGCTCCTACGCCTTCTCCTGCCCCAAAGGGTACAGAGATTGACAAGGCAAAAGAATTGGAACGAAAGCGGTTAAAACAAATAGGCACACCTACTCTTTTAACCTCAAATTGGTTAGGAGAGCCTAATATATTGCAAATGAGATTAGGTGGTGCATAAATGGAAATCCGGCCTTTTAAGGCTAATGATTTAGTAACTATAACAGAGGGAAAAGTTCCTTTTGGCTGGCCGGAAGTCAGAGAAAGGGCGGGACCGGCTATTACAGCAATTTCAGGTGATAAAATAATTGCCTGTGGTGGAGTTAGCATTTATGGTGTCGGTGAAGTATGGTCTGCATATACTGATGAGGCAAGAAAATCAAAATTCTGGACATTCAAAAACACTAAAGAATTTTTAGAAAAAACCATCAAAGAAAATTATCTCTGGCGCCTTGTAGCTGTAAGAAGAAAGAATATAGAAGGCGCACACAATTTTCTTCGACATTTGGGATTTGAACAAACCGATACCGGATTATACGTGAAAGTTTAACTATGGAAGCGGCTTTAATAGGAACAATGGCGGCGGGAACTGTAATACAGGCTGCCAGCCAATACCAACAAGGCCAAGCTGAGTCTGCGTGGCATAAATATAACGCCGCCATATCAGAGAGAAATAGAC